TTCGAGGTGTGGCCAGAGAATTGGGAGGCCGTGCTGATGTGGTGCCGTGTGCAAACGCAATGGCGCACCAGTGCTGGTGGGGCAATCGGGCTCGATTACGGCGCGCTGGCCTGGCTCTTTAAGATGTACGCAGTGGACGACCCGCGCGCGCTCCTGGAGGACTTGCAGGTGATGGAAGGCGCAGCGCTGGCGGCAATGAACCGGGAGGGCTGATCCATGGCGATGACCCTCGACACGGCAATCAAGTTCACCGCCAAGCTGGAAGGCACGGGGCTGGACCAGCTGAAGCGCAACCTGCAGGGGTTGAGCCAGCAGAGCAACGTCAGCAAGCGATCGCTCGATCAGCTGTACACGGCCACCAAGGCGCTGGGTGGTGCGTCCAACAACACAGTCGCTGGTCTGCAGAGGACCGTGGGCGCCTTGAAGGCTTTGCGCGACAACGCCGAGTTTGGCAGCCGGAAGTTCAAGCTGCTGACCAATGACATCGAGGCCGCTGAGCGACGGCTGCAGCGCTTCCAAAGCACCGCTTCAAAGTCTGGTGGCCTATCCCGTGGCAGCGCGCTCCTGGCGGGCTTTGCGGGCGGCGTGGCGGGGGGTGCCACCGCTATGGCCGCCAACGCAGCCATGGATGTAGCGCGCGGCACCGTGGAAGCCGGTCTGGCAGCTGAAACAGCGCAGGTGCGGCTCAAAGCGCTCACCGACCAATTCGGCGAATACAACGCCGCTCAGGCAGCCTCAGCACGCATCGCGCAGACGCTGCGGATCAGCCAGACCGAGGCGACAGATTCATTCTCCAAGCTCTACGCAGCCCTGCGCCCCACCGGCGTGACGCTGAAGGAGGTGGAAGACGCATACATCGGCTTTACGGCTGCGGCCCGGGCCAGTGGCGCCACGGCAACGGAAAGCGCCGCAGCGTTGGAGCAGCTGAAACAGGCGCTTGGCTCCGGCGTGCTGCAGGGTGATGAACTGCGATCAATCCGTGAGCAGGCGCCAGCAGTAGGCCAGGCGATCGCCAAGGAGCTGAAGGTCACGGTCGGCGAGCTGAAAGATCTCGGCTCCCAAGGCAAGATCACCACCGACGTGGTGCTGCGCGCGCTGGCGCAGCTGAAGGGCGAGAAGCTCGATGATCTGAACGCGCAGTTTAATACGGGCGCGCAGGCGCTGAAGGATCTGCAGATCGCAGCTGAAGACGTCGGCAAGTCGCTGAGCAGGATCTTCGGGCCGTTTCTGATTTCGCAGATCCGCGAGATCACTTCCGGCTTGCGCGACATGGCCAACGTGCTTGGCGCCATGGGTGGCGACAAGGGCGCCGAGGCCATCCTGCAGGACCGGATCCGCGCGCGTGACCGGGCTGCAGCAGAGGCCGGCAGCCGTTTCGGACTGTTCGATCTCGGCGGTAAGGAGGCCTATTTCCGGCAGCGTCAGGAGCAACTCTTTCAGCAGTTCCAGCGTGAACGGGCGGCAGCGGCCCCTGGTGACAACCCGACCGCAACACAACAGCAGGCGCAGGATGATGCTGCGCGGGAACGCCAGCAAGCGCGCGAACGGGCCGCCATGGAGGACGCCAAGAAGCGCCTCGGCGAGCAGCTGAAGATCCGCGAGGACGCCGAGAAGCGGCTGGCCGACTTCCGCGAGCAGTCGATCCAGCGCGCGGCTCAACTCGAGCGCGATCTTGGCGACCAGCGGCAGGAGCTGGAACGCAGCACGGCCGAAGCACGGCGCAGGATTGCGGCGCAGCAGCAGGACTTTGCCCTGGAGGCCGAACGGCAGCGCCTGCGCGGCGCTGGCCTGGGCACTGAGGCGCTCGACACCCAGGCACGGCTCAACGAAGCCACCAGGCGCTTCACCGAGCAGAAGATCCAGATCGAGCAGAGCGCCACTGATCGCAAGGTGCAGATTGAGCGCACGCTGGCCGATTACCAGCTGAGCGTTGCGCGCGGAATCAGCGAGATCTTGCAGGATGCCGCCGACAAAATGGCGCGCAAGATGGCCGCAGGTGGTCAGGCAGCAGCTGCAGCCATGACGGGCGCACCAATGGCAGCAGGCGGAATCATTGCCCGCACCGGCAGCACCGGGCAGAGCACCGGCCCGCACCTCGACGCACGCTGGGCTGATGGCCGCCGCATCACGGCGGCTGATGCCGATCGCTACCTGAGCGTGAACGGTCGCGACCCCTCGAGCTATGGGGTCACCAGCGGCTATGGCCGGCGCAACATGTTTGGCCGCAACTTCCACGCCGGAATGGATTTCGGCACTCCCAGCGGCAGCGGCATCAGCCTGAAGGGTGGCGCCAGCCTGCTGCGCGATTTGGGCTTCACCGGTGCCGGCGGTTACGCGGTCGAGATCATGACCCCCGAGGGGCCGATGCGCCTCCTGCACCTGCAGGGCGGCTCTGCAGCACGCCCTGGGGCATCCGGGGCATCAATGCCAGGCCAGGCTGGTGTGGCAGCCGCTGGGCAGCGTCTGGACGCTGCTGTGGGCGCCAATCGTTCAGCCGGTCTGGCAGCTGCCGCCGGCGATTTGGTGAACAGCCGCCAGGCAGAGCTCGGCACCATCACCAGCCAGCTGGACCAGCAACGCAAGTCGGTGCGTGAGCAGCGCGAAGACTTCGAGCGTATGGTGGAGCTGCAACGCAGCGGGATGAGCCCTGAGCTGGCCCGGCAGGCCGTCGATCGCGAGCGGGCTGCCACTTCAGAGACAGCCAGCCTGCAGGTGCTCGAGCAGCAGCTGGTGAAGGATCTGCAATCAAAAGACCTCACCGCCGAGCAGCGAGCAAACGCGGAAGCAATCCTCAAGTCCACGCAGGACCGGCTGGCGGCGCAGCCGGGCATCGTTGAGGGGCTTGCGGCTGAGCAGCAAGCTCTCGAGCAAATGCAGCAGTCCTACGAGCAGAAGAAGCAGCTGGTCGAGGGCATCGCCAATTCGATCGGCGGCGGCATCAGCCAAGCGCTCGACCTAGTAATCAACGGCACCGAAAACTGGGGCGACAGCTTGCGCAGCATTGCCGCTGGCGTGCTGAAAGACATTGCGCGGCAACTGCTGCAGACCATGGTGATCGCGCCGATCGTCAAGGGCATTACCTCGGCGTTTGGCTTTGCCAACGGCGGCATCATGACCGGCGACGGTCCGATGCCCTTGCGTCGATACGCCGGCGGTGGCATCGCCAGCAGCCCGCAGCTGGCCATGTTCGGCGAGGGCTCGATGCCTGAGGCCTATGTGCCGCTCCCTGATGGCCGGCGGATCCCGGTGGCGATGAAGGGCGGCGGTGGCGGCACCAACGTCACGGTGAACGTGGACGCCAGCGGCAGCCAGGTGCAGGGCGATGCCGGCAAGAGCGAGCAACTTGGCCGCGTAATTTCGCAGGCGGTGCAGGCAGAATTGGTCAGGCAGAAGCGGCCTGGCGGTATCCTTGCGACGGCATAACCATGGCGACCTTCACCTACACACCAAGCTTTGAGGTCACCGAGGCCAGCAAGCCCCGGGCGCGGAAGTTTCAGGCCGGCGATGGCTACGAGCAGCGGATCCGCTTCGGCCTCAACACCAATCCGAAAGAGTGGAGCCTGGTGTTCTCCAACCGCACCGACACCGAGCGCGACACGATCCTGGCGTTCCTCGATGCCCGTGGCGGGGTGGATTCATTCGACTGGACACCGCCCCGCGGCACCGCTGGGAAGTACGTCTGCGAGGAGTGGCAGACCACGTTGAGCAACTGCAACAACAATCAGATCCGCGCCACCTTCCGCCAGGTGTTTGAGCCGTGACGGTTCCCGTTTCCGATCTTCAGGCGATTGCGCCCAGCGCCGTCATCGAGCTGTTCGAGCTGGAGCTGAATACCCTCCAGCACGGTGTGGCCGATACCTACCGCTTCCACGCGGGCAGCAGCCTGAACAGCAACGGCGAGGTGGTCTGGGCCGGCAACGCTTATCTGCGGTTTCCGGTCGAGGCTGACGGCTTCGACTACAGCGGCAACGGCCAGCTGCCGCGGCCGAAGATGCGCGTCAGCAACATCCTCGGCACGATCACGGCGCTGCTGCTCAGCCTGCCCGACGGGCTGGAAGCTGCAAAAGTGACGCGGATCCGCACGTTGGCGCGCTACATCGACGGCGCCAATTTTCCGGGCGGCACCAATCCCTACGGCACGCCGGACTCGACCGCTGAATTTCCGCGCGAGATCTACTACGTGGATCGCAAGGTGACCGAAACCCGTGACGTGGTCGAATTTGAGCTGGCTGCCGCATTCGATCTGGCAGGCGTGCGCGCCCCGAAACGGCAGTGCATCGCAAACATCTGCCAGTGGGTCTACAAGTCCACCGAGTGCAGCTACACGGGCGCGCTGCCCAGCTGCACCAAGACGCTGGATGCGTGCAAAGCTCATTTCGGCGCCACGGCAGAGCTGCCGTTCGGGTCTTTCCCTGGCATCGGAACGTTTTTCGCATGACCTGGCGCGCGGCAGCATTGGATCACGCCAAGTCGGAAGACCCACGCGAGGCCTGTGGCCTGCTGGTGGTGGTCAAAGGCCGCGAGCGCTACTGGCCCTGCCAGAACCTGTGCAGCGGCTCCGATCAGTTCATCCTCAACCCGGAAGACTTTGCCGCGGCCGAGGACGCCGGCGAGATCGTGGCGGTGGTCCACAGCCACCCGGTCACACCACCCGAACCCAGCCAGCCGGATCTGATTGGCTGCGAACGCAGCGCCCTGCCCTGGCACATCGTCAACCCAAAGACCGAAGCCTGGGGTGGCTGTGAACCCAGCGGCTACAAGGCGCCGCTGATTGGCCGCCAATGGGCCTGGGGCCTTACCGACTGCTGGACTTTGGCACGGGACTGGTGGGGCGAGCATGGCCTACAGCTCCCCGATTGGGAGCGGCCGCTGACGCCTGAGGCCTTCGAGGCGGCGCCGATGTTTGACGACTGCTGGAAGGCCGCCGGCTTTCAGGTGTTGGACGATGAAGAACCGCTGCAGGTGGGCGATGCGCTGCTGATGAACATCAGCGGCATGGGCCTGAACCACGTCGGCGTCTACATCGGCGACGGCCTGCTGCTGCATCACATCCGTGGCCGGCTCTCCTCCCGTGATCTTTATGGCGGCTGGCTTCAGAAGGCGACCGGCCGAAGACTGCGGCATCCTGAGTTCACTACGATGGGCGGAGGCTGAGGCGAGCCATGCTGCGCGAGATTCGGGTCTATGGGCGGCTGGCAAAGTTCCTAGGCCGGCGCGTGTTTCGTGCTGATGTGGCAAACGCCGCCGAGGCAGTGCGGTTTTTGCTGGCCAACTTTCCGCAGCTGGAGCGGCACCTGGCCGACCAGCACTACCGGGTCAGTGTGGGCAACTATGACCTAGCAGTGGATGAGCTCCACGACCCCGCCGGGTTGCAGCAGATCAAGATCGTGCCGGTGCTGGCCGGTGCTGGTGCGGTGGGGCGGATCATTGCGGGCGTGGTTCTTATTGCTTTAGCAAGCGTCGTGTCATTTGGAACGCTTGGTGGGGTGGTTGCGGCAGGCGTGCTGAATTCCATGGTTTTTGGCGTTGGCGTCAGCCTGGTGCTGGGCGGCGTGGCGCAGCTGCTCACGCCGGTGCCCAAGATGCCAACCGGTGCCAACACTGAACAAGATCCCCGCAAGTCCTACAGCTTTTCCAGCATCCAGCAGACAAGCCGGCAGGGCGTGCCGGTGCCGATCGTTTATGGCGAGACGCTGGTCGGCTCGGTGGTGATCTCCGCCGGCATCGACACCGTGCAGGTGAACGGCTGATGGCAAGGATCTACGGCGCTGGTGGTGGTGGAGGAGGCGGTGGCGGCAAGGGCGGCGGCGGCGGCGGAGGTGGCCGCACGCCAACCGAAGCATCCGACAACCTCAACTCAACGCAATACGCCAAGGTCGTTGACCTGATCAGCGAGGGCGAGATCCAAGGCCTGAAGGATGGCGCCAAATCAATCTTTCTCGACAACACCCCGCTGCAGAACGCGAACGGCTCCTACAACTTCCAGAACGTCACGGTCGAGACACGCAACGGCACTCAGAACCAGACCTTCATCCCACTTGCGGCCGACATCGAGGACGAGAAACCTGTCGGCATATCGGTGCTACAGGCGTCACCGATTGTTCGCAGCGTCACCGACAGCAACGTGAACGCGGCGCGGATCAGCATCAACGTGCCGCAACTGCAGCGTTTCACCGATGAAGGCGACATCCAAGGCACCAGCGTGCGTTTGCAGATTGCCGTGCAGTACAACTCCGGCGGCTACACCACCGTGGTGGACGACACGATCAGCGGCCGTACAGCTGACACCTATCAGCGGGATTACATGGTCAGTCTCACCGGCGCATTTCCGGTGGACATCAAGATCACCCGCATCACTGACGACAGCGGCAGCGCCAAGCTGATAAACGCCTTCAGCTGGTCCAGCTACACCGAGATCACCTACGCCAAACTGCGCTACCCCAACAGCGCCCTGGTGGCCCTGCGGGTCGATGCTGAGCAGTTCTCCAGCATCCCAAGCCGCTCCTATCTGATCCGCGGCATCAAGGTGCGGATCCCATCAAACGCCACGGTTGATTCGACCACCGGGCGGCTGATCTATTCCGGCATCTGGAACGGATCGTTCGGTGCTGCGCAATGGACGACCGATCCCGCCTGGTGCCTGTGGGATCTGCTCACCTCCCGCTACGGCTTTGGTGATCACATCAAGGACGCGCAGTTGGACAAGTGGGCGTTCTATGCCGCCAGCCAATACGCCAGCGAGCTGGTGCCCAACGGTTTCGGCGGCACCGAGCCGCGCTTCTCCTGCAACATCAACATCCAGACGGCCGAGGAGGCCTACAAACTCATCAACGACATGTGCTCGGTGTTCCGGGTCATGCCGTACTGGAGCACCGGCGCGCTCACTGTCAGCCAGGACCGCCCCGCCGATTCGGCCTACCTGTTCACCCTGGCCAACGTCACCGAGGAAGGGTTCAGCTACCAGGGCAGCAGCCGCAAGACCCGCGCAACGGTGGCGGTGGTCAGCTATCTCGATCTGAACAGTCGGGACATTGCCTATGAGGTGGTGGAGGACCAGGACGCGATCGCCAAGTTCGGCGTGGTCACCACCCAGATCAGCGCCTTTGCCTGCACCTCCCGGGGCCAGGCCAGCCGCATCGGTGAATGGCTGCTTTATTCCGAGCACTACGAATCGGAGGTGATCGGCTTCACCGCTTCGATCGACGCAGGCGTTGTGGTGCGGCCGGGGCAAATCATCGAAGTGAGCGACCCGACCCGGGCGGGCAATCGCCGCGGGGGCCGCATCAGCGCCGCAACCACCACCAGCGTGACGGTGGACGATGCAACGGGGCTGGCGATTGCTGCGACGGCCACCCTTTCGGTGATCCTGCCCACTGGCGTTGTCGAGAGCCGCGGCATCAGCAGCATCACCGGCAACGTGATCAGCCTGGCCACGCCACTGAGCACTGCACCGAACGCCAACAGCGTCTGGATTTTCCAGACCAGCAACATCCAGGCCTCAACCTGGCGGGTGCTCACCGTCACCGAGCAAGAGGGCGTGCAATACGGCATCACGGCCCTGGCCTACAACGCGGGCAAATACGACTACATCGAGCGCGGTGCGCTCCTGCAGCAGCGGGACATCACCGACCTGAACATCATCCCCGAGGCACCGACCAACCTCCAGGCCACCGAGACGCTCTACGAGCTCAACGGTCGGGCGCTGGCCAAGCTGATCATCAGCTGGCAGTCCGTGGTGGGGGTGAACGAGTACCGGGTGCGCTGGCGGCCGCAGAACGGCAACTGGACCAGCACCACCCAGGCGCGCCCCGACTACGAGATCCTCGACACCACGGCTGGGGTCTATGAGATCCAGGTCTACAGCATCAATTCAGGCCTGCGGCAATCGATCGAGCCTGCCAAGCTCACGGTGCAGGCTTTCGGCAAGACCGCACCACCGGTGGCTGTGGCCGGCCTGTCGCTGATCCCGATCGATGGCGCCAGCGCCATTCTCAGCTGGGATCGCGCCACCGAGCTGGACGTGCTGCTCGGCGGCAAGGTGCTGATCCGCCACAACGTCGTTCTGAGTGGCGCGCTGTGGGAAGAGAGCCAGGAGATCGTGGCCGCTGCAGCTGGCAGCCAGACGCAGAAGCAAGTGCCGCTGCTCGAGGGCACCTACCTGGTCAAGTTCGAGGACGACGGCGGCAACCGCTCGCTGGCCGCCACCAGCGTGATCGTGGACCTTCCGACGCCGCAGCCGCGGCTCCTGGTGCAGACCTACGCGGAAGAGACCGAGACGCCGCCTTTCAACGGCAACTACACCGACATGTTCTACGTGACCAGCCTTGCGGAAGCAGGCGGCGCTGGCGGCATCATGCTCAGCAGTGGCCTCGCAGTGGATGCCATGGCCACCGACGGCAACTGGGACGCGCTGGCCTCGATCGACAGCGTGGGCGGTGTGCTGAGCGCCGGCGAGTATGAGTTCGGCTCCACCTACGCCTTCCCGGGCATCTTCGACTGCAACCTGCGCCGCCGGCTGGTCACCCTGCCCTACATCCCCGGCGACTTCTGGGATGACAAGACTGATCTGATTGACACCTGGGACCTCATCGACGGCACTGGCGGCGATCGTGTGAACGCTGCCACCTATGTGCGCAGCACGCAGGACGATCCAAGCGGCACGCCGGTCTGGAGCGCCTGGCGTGAGTTCAGCAACGCAATCGTGCGTGGCCGCGGCTTCCAGTTCAAGACCCAGGCCACCAGCACCGATCCAACCCAGAACATCCTGATCGAGGAACTCGGCGCTGAAATGGAGCTGCAGCAGCGCACCGAGCAATCGGCGACGCTGACAAGCGGTGCGGGCACCTATACAGTCACCTTCACCAATGCCTTCTATCAGGCGCCCAGCGTTGGGGTGACGGGATTCGACATGGCAACCGGCGAGTACTTCACGATCTCATCCGTGACGCGCGCAGGATTTCAGGTAACCTTTAGGAACAGTGCCGGCAGCGCCGTGAGCCGCCAGTTCACCTACACAGCCATCGGGTTCGGGAGGCAGATCTGACACCATGGCCCAGCACGACTACGTTCTCGACAATCAATCAGGCCTTGCATTTCGCCAAGACCTGAACAACGCGCTGGCGGCGATCGTCAGCAGCAACAGCGGGGCAACGGCGCCCAGCACCACCTACGCCTATCAGCTGTGGGGAGACACCACCGCGGGACTGCTGAAGCAGCGCAATGC